GTTAGAGCATAAAGCATGGGTTGATGAACGATTTAATGACCCAATATCGCTGGCGCAGAAAGAGTATATGCAAAAATATCATGCTGAGTACATTGGTTCAAAATCAGTAAAACTTTATGCGCTAAGAAAGGATAAACAATGACAGACAAGAGTTTACAAGCTCATGATATGAGTGATGTATTGGAAATGGCGAGAGAGGCTGGATTTACAGGTAATGAACTTAAGTATATTTCAAATAAAAAATACGAAGCCTTCGCAAATCTAATACGTGCTGATGAAAGAGAACAGTGTGCTGAATTGTGCAAAGGACTACTAGCTTTAACTTGTTTTCAAAAAGTAGAACATTATGCAATGGCTAAAGCGTGTGAAGAATCAATTTTAAATAGAGGTGAGTAAATGGATATTGTAGATAAAGCAAGGCAATGGTGTAAAACAGTTAGAACAAAACCTACCCCATTGAGTGAGGCAATACCAATGGTAGCTAAATTATGTGATGAGAATGAATCACTCAGCAACCAACTAGCTCTTGCTAAAGAGCAATTAGCTGAATGTCAGAATGAGAGGTTAAAGGATGGAATTTAACATTAGAGAAATTAAAGAATTAGAATCAGGCCGAGCAGAATTAATTGTAGATATGGATGAAAAAACTAAGATGTATTTAATTAACTATGCTATAATAGACTTGTTCACTAAAGGATTAGCAGACGTTAAAACATTACATGATGAGGAGTACAAGCATGAAGATTGAATTAGATAATGAGATACTTTACCCACTTAAAGATGCTGTTATGATTGAGTTTTTGAAGGATGATTTAGACACTGTAATAGAATCACAGCATTGTAATTGGGTACACGAAGATGATGTTAAATTTAATAAAAAACTTATTAAAGCATATAAAACGATTTTAAAATATTATGGGGTTGACAATGGTTGAATATTCAATACTGAGGGTTTTTATAGAAAATAATGAGTTGTATGAGAAGTATCACAGTAGTTTAAAACTAGATTTTATTAGGCAGAATTACCCAATTTTACATAAGTGTTTTAAATGCTTGCCAAGCCCATAAACAAGATTAACCAAGATGGTTTTTAGCCAGAATAGGAAATAGGAATGAAAGTACAGGAAGCACTAAAAGCAAAACTAAAGGAGATAAACTATGGTTAGTTTTTGGTGGCTTTTTGTGGCTTTATTTTTTGGGATGTTTTTGGGGGCTGACTTAGCCGAGAGTGGCTATTTAGATAGAGATTATACAGGAGATATAGATGAGTAACGTAACCGTACAGGAAGCATTAAAGAGCGCCATTGATGCAATGATTATGTATCAATTAAAACTTGATAGCACATTTATTGATGAAGCTATTATTAGCTGCAAATCCGCACTATCTGACATAGAGAAGTGTGAGCCAGTGGGAAGGCAATTTTACCAAGATGGTAAATGGCATAACGGAATGGACACAAATAACCATAAGCAAAATACCATTGATGCTGGCTTTCCTATTCGTGAACTCTACACATCACCACAACCTATTGAGAAGTGTGAGCCGGTGGCGTACATGTATCAACACGAAGAAACTGGCAATATTGGATTTATAGACCAATGGCAAGTAGATAATGGATTTGAAAAAAATAACCCTAGATTGAAAATTATAACCTCTCTTTACACATCACCAATAAGCAAAGAGTGGGTAGGGTTGAGTGACCAACAGATACAGAACTTGATTATAAACTCTGATAATTACAATAAGTTTCAATTTATAAAGTCTGTTGAGCACACCGTTAAACAACTTAACGTACCAGAGAAAGGTTGATTATGAGCACGCATGAATGGATTAAAACAAATAGAACCTTTTGGTGGTTTATCAACCCTTGGCTTTATATTAAACGCAGAGATAAAGCTTACGCTGACGCATTAGATATTATTGAGGAGTTAAGCAAATGACTAGATTAATCGACGCAGCAGAGAAAGGTTGATTATGAGCTTTGACCCAAACGGATGCAGTCACGGGATTAAATGGACTGATAAGTGCGAGCAGTGCGAAGCAGTCAGTATTAGACAAGAAATATACGACCTAACCGTAAATATTGACAATGTTGTTTCAACACTTGAACGTATGCCAGCAATGGCTACGTCACCAGAAGTAATTATTGACCTATATAGAACTATTAATAGGCTGGCATTATTAATGATAAGGACTAACCAATGAACGGCTGTCACTACACTATTCCCCATACCAGAATACAGAATAAAGAAAGAGGTAATTAATGGTTGAATATTCAATACTGAGGGTTTTTATAGAAAATAATGAGTTGTATGAGAAGTATCACAGTAGTTTAAAACTAGATTTTATTAGGCAGAATTACCCAATTTTACATAAGTGTTTTAAATGCTTGCCAGCAACAAGCTATGATGCTTTAGAGGCAAACTATTTAGCCAACTACCCTGCTTTAAAGGATGGGGATAGGGATGCTGTAAGAAGCTTACTAGACAATGTTAAAGAGGCAACCGCAACAGAGGAGGAGATTATCCCTTACTTGGAAAGCCATTTGCAACGTGTATGGGCTTCTGATGTAGGAATAATGGGGCTAGAGGTTGCAGAGGGTAAGAAAAAGGTAGAGGAGTTAGATGCTAAGATTGCAGAGCGCAGTGCCATTGTAGTAGAGGAAGCAGAAATTGAGTTTGTAACTACTGACATTGAGGCATTAATTACAGAGGAGGATTTGGCAGGGGGTTTACATTGGAGATTAAAATGCCTTAATCAATCTCTTGGACCACTACGCAAAGGCAACTTTGGACATATCTTTGCAAGGGTAGAGACAGGTAAAACTGCTATGTGGGTTTCAGAATCGACACACATGGCACAGCAAACAACTAAACCCGTGTTGATATTCTTTAACGAGGAGGGTGGGCGAGATGTAGTGTTTCGTATGTACAGTGCTGTAACTCGGATGACTTATATGGAACTCTCAGCCAACCCAAAGAAAGCTAAACAGATTTGGGATGAGAAGATAGGTAATCGCATTAAGTTTATTGACCAGCCTGCACAGGTGGAACGTAAAACAATGGAAAAGATTATAGAAACAGTTGACCCAGAATTAATTATTATTGATAATCTTGATAAGGTTAGAGGCTTTACTGGGGACAGAAAAGATTTGTTGTTGCATGAGATTTACAAATGGGGGCGGGATGTAGCTAAGACACAATGCCCTGTAATTAGTGTGGGGCAATGTGATAACACTGGACACAATACGATGATTTTAGATGAATCACAAATGGCAGATAGTAAGACAGCTAAACCGTCAGAACTAGATTTTATTATTGGCATAGGGCGTATTGACAAAACTGGATATGATGATGTAAGATTCTTGTCTCTCCCTAAGAATAAATTGAGGGGTGATAAAGATACAGTGGAAACTATGAGGCACATGAAGGGTAAGGAAGTCTTGTTAAGACCTGCTTTGAGTCTCTATGAGGATATATAATGATAGTTAAACCACTGGACCTTGAGACCTCTACGTTCAACAAGGGTAATGCGTTCGATAGGAGAAATGATGTCTGTTTTATTGGGATTGGCTCAAACGTTTATGAAATTGCTTACGCTGATAACCCTTATGGTGAAGCGTTAAAGAAAGTACATCAAGAGATTGACGAGGCAGATTTGTTAGTGTTAATTAATGCGAAGTTTGACTTACACCACTTGACAAATCTAAATATTAAGTTTAACCATAAGAGGATTTGGGACTGTCAGCTAGTGGACTTTATGCTAGAGGGGCAATCTACCCCATACCCCTCTATGAACTCTATGGCAGAAAAATATGGCTTACCGCAGAAACCGGACATTAAGGCGAAATACTGGGATGCTGGTATTGATACCAAAGACATTCCGAGTGATGAAATCGTTGACTATTTGGAATCGCACGACCTCCCCACGACTACCGCAATTTATAACATTCAAAAGGAATTGGTTGAATCGAGAAGCAAAGCGTTTCAAAGACTTGTAAGTTTAGCTAATCAAGACTTGCTAGTGCTACAGGAAATAGAGTATAATGGCTTTTACTTTAATGAGGATTCTTGTAAAGAGAAAGCAATTGAGTTAAGTAAACAAATAGACGAATTAAGGATGGAATTACATGACTATCACAACATCGAAGAATTTAACACTGAGAGTGGCGACCACCTGTCCTGTCTCATTTACGGAGGAACAATTACAATCCCTAGGAAAGAGTGTGTTGGAGTTTATAAAACAGGAGATAGGAAAGGAGAAGACAAGTATGGATGGAAAGATTACACTTTCACTCTCCCACGATTATTTAACCCTTTACCTAAATCGGAACTTAAAAAGCCCGGATACTGGGCTACTGGGGAAGATGTCTTACGACAACTTAAGTCCAGAGACAAAGCAAGTAAACGGCTACTTGAAATTATCTTAACTCTTGCTAAACTAGAAAAGATGGTAAATGGGTATTATAATGGTTTACCTAAGTTAAGAGAGACAATGAATTGGAAACCTAATATGTTACACGGGCAGCTAAATATGTGTATGGCTAGGACAGGGAGACTAAGTAGCTCACGCCCTAACTTACAAAATTTGGCTGGGGATGCTAAAGTTATTTTTGAAACGAGGTTCAAATGAGTAAAGAATTAGAAGAATCTTGGGTGCATTTTGGTATACATAATGCTGATGAGGTTATTAAAGAATATGGTGTTAAGTTTTTTGTTGACAATTTAGATAGAGAGAATATAATAGCTTTATGTGCTTATTTTAGGAAAATACAACATGAAAACAACCTTAGAACTAGAGACAGTTGAGATACTTGGAGTTAAGTTAGATGTATATTTTGAATACCATAGAGAATTTGGGTTTGAAATCCACTCTGTAGAGGATGTTATAGGGACACAAGACCTTAGTCCAATTCTTGACCAATATTATTTAGAGTTAATTACAGAGCAATTAAAAGAGTTATACAGAAAACGAGAGTGGTTATAAATGTTAATTCAGTGTGACGCGTCTAGTCTTGAAATTCGGGTGGCTGCTTATCTCTCACAAGATAAAACTCTTATACAAGAGATTATTGATGGGGTTGACTTGCATACCGATAACCAAGAACGCTTTGGCTTACCTGGTAGGTTAATTGCCAAAATATTAAACTTTAGAATCTTGTACGGCGGGAATGAGTTTAGCTTTGCAAATGACCCAGAGTTTATTCCAATCAGTAAAAGTAAAGAGTATTGGAAAGATGTGATTGACGCTTATTATAATAAATATGAAGGGATTGGTAGATGGCATAGACAAATTATTAAAGAGGCAGTAGAGACTGGGAAGGTAATCTCCCCAACAGGTAGAGAATATCGGTTTCAGAGGTTTGATGGGAAGTATAGAGATACCCAGATTAAGAACTTCCCAGTGCAAGGTACTGGTGCTGACATCATGGCACTAGCTAGAGTTTCTTTCTACAATCGTATGAAAAAGTTGAACTATTCTAACTGTTTATTGGTCAATACTGTACATGACTCGATTGTCTTGGACGTAGATACAAAGACAGTGGCTGTTGACAAGATTTTATTAACAATGCACGAAGTATTTGATGACCTTCCCAAGAATTTTGAGAAGTTGTTTGGTGTGAAATTCAATGTTCCTATGGCTTGCGAGACACAAGTAGGAAATAATTGGGAAGATATGGAAGTAGTTGCTAGACCTTAAATTTTGTGGTATAATAATTGTTCAATTTAAAAAGGAAATAAAATGTTTATTGAAGTCGTTGACGTAGTTCGTGAAGATAAACCAAGTAGTAATGGTAAGGGCACTTATGGTGTGCTAACTGTTACTTATCGTAGTAATGGCAAGATTGCTGAAAAGAAATTAATGTCATTCACAAACCCCACAGTGTTTAAACACTTTGAGAAAGCAACCAAAGGCGACCAGATTGATGTAACTTCAGTCAAGAATGATAAGACAGGTTATTGGGACTGGACAGCGATTGGTAGTGGGGATGCTCCCTCTGCACCACAATCTCAAGGCACAGCTACCCCTACACGTGTTACAGGTAGTAATTATGAGACACGTGAAGAAAGAGCAGCAAAACAGAAATATATTGTTAAACAATCCTCCTTGTCAGCCGCAGTTGCTTTATTGACAGTTGGGGCTAAAACACCTCCAAGTGCTAAAGATGTAATTGCTCTTGCTGATGAGTTTGTTAATTATGTGTTTGACAATACAGAAGCAGAAGCATTAGGTGATACATTAACGGATGACATCGTTTACTAAAATAGACTGGGTCAGGTGGTTAGAGATAATCACCTGTTTACATATAATTGGAGGAATATGGCGACATTGGTAGAATATGTATTATGTTATAGCACAGCTTTCTTTTTAGGATTTATTACTGGGGGTTTATTAAACTATCTTTGGATTAAATATGTTAGCACTAATTGATGGCGACATTTTAGCATGGAGGACAGGCACTTCTACAGAGGAACTAGCTGTAGCTAAACAAAGAGCAAACGATTTATTAGACACAATCTTGACAAAAACACAAGCAACTTCTTATAGACTGTTTATATCTAGTAGAAGTAATTTTAGAAAATCAATTAATAAAGACTACAAAAGTGATAGACCCCCAACACCAGAAATAGTACAAAGAATGAAAGAGTATTTGTACGAAACAATGGATGCAGAAATAGCTAGAGAGGGGCTAGAAGCAGATGATGAAATGGGGATTCATCAAACAGAAGAAACTGTTATTTGTACAATAGACAAAGATTTGTTACAGATTCCCGGACATCATTTTCAATGGGAAATCTCAGGTACAAATAAAGGTAAAAAGTGGGTAAAAGAGGAGTTATCCTTTTTTCAAACTGAGTTAGAGGGTACTAGACTGTTTTATGAGCAATGCTTGAAGGGAGATAGAACAGACTATGTTTTTGGTATTAAAGGTTTAGGGGAAAAGACAGCAACTAAACTATTAAAAGATTGTCAGACAGAGAAGGAAATGCTTGATGTTTGTTTAGAGAAATATGGGCATGAGGAGAAATTCTTGATGAACGCACAATGCTTGTACATCCTACGAGACTTTGAAGATACTTACTTAAAACGATATGAAGGGTTAATAAAATGAAGGTTACAGCCACTAAGTGGGAAGATATTGATGTAGAGGTTTCTGAAGAACAAATTGAGATTCTTATGTGTGAGTTGTTAAAGCAAGATTGGGAAGAAAATAAAGATGCTTTTGGTATGGAGATGCCCGAGTTGTTAGATGCTATTTCAATTGTGTATGAAGCCTACTCTGGGAAACCAATTGACTACTTAGGGAGGTTAGATGGATGAAACACGCTCCTCAAAATTATTACACAAACAACCAAGTAGTTAATGGGGAGCTTCTTGATTGGATATGTAAAGAAGTAGATAAAAACATAGTAGAAGGAGTAAACAGACTTTATATAGATATATGGATAAATAATATCACAGCAAGTATTTTGAAACTATATGGATATAAAGTAAATCATGCTAAGGGAATAGGGTGGTATATAGAATGGTAGGATGGACACCCGGAAGATTAAAAACCTTTATTACTTCAACATTACGTGGGGGCTTCAGAAAGTTTCCACCAAAATACGAAACATTAAAAGAAGCAAGTGTTGGTAAGAAGATTAACCCAAAGACAAAAAGACTAGCTGAGCATTTTGTCTGTAAGAGTTGTAAAGGTGAATTCCCCGCTAAAGAAGTTCAAGTGGACCATTTAGAACCAGTCGTCTGCCCTAAGAAAGGTTTTGTTTCTTGGGATGAGTACATAGCTAGATTGTTTTGTGATAAAGAGAACCTTCAGGTTTTATGTAGTTCGTGCCACGACATTAAGACTGCCTTGGAACGTTCTGAAAGAAAGGAAAATAAATAATGGCAGCAAAGAATGATGTAACGGGAGACCCCATTAAATCAGGTAAGGGTGATGTCAAGAAGTTTAAAGACAACTTTGACAAGATAGAACCCTCTTGTTATAAAGACTGTAAATACTTAGTAAATACCTTGACGAAATGTAAAATATGTGAATGGAAAAATAAATGACAGCAAGTTTAGTATGGATTACCCCAGAGGCTGAAAAGATTATTGGGTATTGCGCAAGGGTTTCCGCACCGGCAAATCAAGACAATGAAAATGTAGCAGGGTTGTTAAAGTATTGTGTTAAGAATTCTCATTGGTCAGTGTTTGAGATGGCTAGTGCTTGTATTGAGTTAAATGTACCAAGAGACATTAGTAGGCAAATCTTAAGACACCGTAGCTTCTCTTTCCAAGAGTTTAGTCAACGGTATGCCGATGTAGGGACTCTCCCTTTCAGTGGGTACAGGGAAGCTAGGTTACAAGATACAAAAAATAGACAGAACAGTATAGAAACAGATAATAGTTTACTAATTAATGCTTGGGAAGAAAGACAAGCAAACCTCTTGATGGCTATTGATGCAAATTATAAATGGGCATTAGCTAACAACATTGCTAAAGAGTGTGCTAGAGTTATTCTACCAGAGGGACTTACCCCTAGCAGAGTTTACATGAGTGGTACAATTCGTAGTTGGTTACATTATTTACAAGTGAGATGTCGTTATGGAGAAACCCAAAAAGAACATGCAGATATAGCGCACCAAATTTTAAATATATTAGTAAAAGAACTACCTATTATTGGGGAGTATTTACGTGAAACGCTCATCAATCCAACCAAATGATAAGTTTGGTAGGCTGACAGTAATAAAAAGAGTTCTAAATTCAGACTACCCACAATTAAATACAAAAAGAACTCTATTTCAATGTTTGTGTTCCTGTGGAAAAATAAAAATAATAGATGCTGGTAATTTAAAAAAGAATGTAAAAAGTTGTGGGTGTTTAAAAAAAGAACTAGCCATACAGAAAGGAAAAAATCAAAAAACAAAAGAATCCCATCTAAATTCTTTTTATGGGGATTGTCGAAGAAGTGCTAAAAATAGAAATATTGAATTTACTTTAAGTAAAGATTATTACTTTAAACTTATTCAAGAAGATTGTTACTATTGTGGAAAACCCCCAACAATTAAAAATTGGAAAAGTAATATAGGAATACCTACAGCAACAAATGGAGTAGACCGTGTAGATAGTAGCAAAGGTTATTTAGAAGACAATACAGTTGCTTGTTGCCCTGTTTGCAATACAACTAAATTAGATAGAAGTCAAACTCAATTTTATAATCATTGTTTGAAAGTTTTTATGACACATATGAAGAAAGAGCATGTTGAGATTGCCAATCAAATAGCAAATATTCTTGCTAAAGAATTACCGATAATTATGGGGGCTTTAGATGAGTAAAAGAATCTTAGTTATACCCGACAGCCAGATACGCCCCGGAGATAGTTATAATTTTCTTTCTTGGATTGGGCACTATGCCGTAGAGATGCAACCAGATATTATCATCCACTTGGGGGACTTTGCAGATATGCCTAGTTTGTCAAGTCATGACAAGGCAGGTAGTAAGAGTATGGAGGGTATGAGATATAAAGAGGATATTAATACTTCGATAGCTGCAATGAAAGTTTTACTAGAACCAATTAAGCAACATCAAGAGTTTCTAAAGAAGAATCACAAACCTCGTTGGAAACCAAGAATGGTGATGTTGTACGGTAATCATGAGAATCGCATTAATCGTGCAATTCACAATGACCCAAAGTTAGAGGGTTTAATTAGTTTAGAAGATTTACAGTATGAGAAGTTAGGATGGGAAACTGTACCTTTCTTGCAACCAATTAACATTGAGGGGGTTATGTTCTGCCATTACTTCGTTTCAGGCGTAATGGGAAACCCTGTAACAACAGCTAGGGCATTATTAACGAAGCATCATCAGTCTTGTATAGCTGGACATCAACAGGGTAGAGATATTGCCTTTGCCAAGAGAGCCGATGGTACTGAGATGACAGCAATGATTGTGGGAAGTGGTTATGAGCATGATGAGCATTACTTAAACCATCAAACTAACATTCATTGGCGAGGAGTAGTAGTCTTAAATGAAGTAGAGAATGGTACTTTCGATGAGATTATGGTTAGCATGAGGTACTTGAGGAATAAATATGGAACTGAATGATTATCAAGAATTAGCAGTTGACATGAAACTCCCTACAGCAGACATGGATTATCTCTTGTTAGGGTTAGTGGGGGAGGTAGGTGAATTCTACTCCCCAATTGCTAAAGCCATTAGAGATGACACAGAGATAGAAGATAATTTATTAAAGAAAGAATTAGGAGATATTCTTTGGTTTATTGCAACTATTTCCTCTGAGTTGGGTCTGACTTTAAATGACATTGCAGAAGCAAACATTAAGAAATTACAGAGTAGAAAATTACGAGGAACCATAGGAGGCAGTGGTAATGACAGGTGAGATACTACCAGCCTATAAACGAGTGTTTAAGAAAGAACCTTTTCAGACAATTGATAATTAATTATTTAAGGAAGCAGTAATGGGAATAGATAATATAACACTAGAGCAATGGGATAATGGTTTAAGAGAGTTTTATGAGAATAAAAAACAAGAGGTACAGAAAGCTAGGACAAAAGAAGCCATGGAGACGTTAAAAAGCAAAGTTGCACAAGAGATAGATAGTCATTACACTAAGTTAAAAATACAACCTATACATTATTCTATGGAGAATGGTTTAGACCCAATGCAACATACTATTATAAAATATGTAACAAGGTTTAGAGATAAAGGAGGTAGGCGAGACTTAATAGCTGCACGACACACTTTAGACTTGTTAATTCAGTATGAGTATGATGATGCTAACAATTGAAGAATTAAAGCAAAAGATTAAAGAAAGAATGACGGAGGTGGATTTAGTAGACCTCTTGGAAATTACAACAGATGAATTAGTGGAGGCTTTCTTGGATAAAATTGAGGATAAGTTTGATGTGCTCCAAGATTTGTTGGACTGACTTCACCTTACCCCCAATTAATTTATACAACGCAGCAACTATTATAGAAAGAGATAAAATGGATATTAGTCAAAAGATTCTAAGTGACATCACGGTTTTTAATAAATATGCAAAATTTGTACCAGAACTAAATAGACGAGAGACTTGGGATGAAATTGTAGAACGTAACATGGCAATGCACATTCGTAAGTACCCAATGATGAAAGAGGAGATTAAAGAGGCTTATAAATATGTTTACAACCGCCAAGTATTACCTAGTATGCGCAGTCTCCAGTTTGGTGGACGCCCTATTGAGTTGTCTAATAATCGTATGTTTAATTGTGCTTATTCCCCTGCTAATCATCCTGCCATTTTTAGTGAAACAATGTTTAAC